GGTTGCAGACCGACCCGACGGTGATTTACGGCATCACCAATGGCGAGGGTGTTTTGGGGCGGGGCCTTCGCCAAAGCGAGTTGCGTCGCGAGACGCCCTATAACACCTATGTCATTGATGGGCTGCCACCGGGGCCAATCGCCAATCCGGGCCGCGCGGCGATTGAGGCGGCGTTGAACCCGGACGGGTCGGATTTCCTGTTCTTTGTGGCCGATGGCACGGGCGGCCATGCCTTTGCCCGCACGCTGGACGAACATAATGCCAATGTCGCCAAGTGGCGCGAGATTGAGGCGGAGTTGCTGAAGGCGCAAGAAGAGGCTGAAGCGGCCGGGGAGTGAGGGTTAACGCGCGGTTAACGCTGCGCGCTGCAAGCCTTTGTTATAAAATGGAATTCCTTTGACTTTGCGTGCGCCCTAAGCTAGGGTTTTTGTCATGCTAGGAGAGATGGGCAAGCGGCCGGGGGCAACCCCGTGCCGCTTTTTCATTTCGCGCATGTGAGGAGCATGAGGGGGCAGGCCAGCGACGATGACAATCAATTTCTCCTCGGGGGACGAGCCGCCAGTGGACATGCTGGCGACCACAGAAATCTGGCTACGCGAGGCGGCTGAGGCTTTGGTAGGCACCGTTCATTCGATCAAGTCCGGCGAGTTCGGCAAGGTCAAGGACGCGGTGGAGTGCATCAAGGGACTGAAAGCGGCGGTGCAACTGGCCATTGAAGAAGGAAATCGTGTTGAAAAACTCCGTAAACAAGTTGTCGGGTCTGTCGGAACCGGCGCGCTCGACATGGACGCCGCGCGCGATGAAATCGGGCGCAGGTTGGCTCGCCTCCGCGACGCCGGAGGCGATTGAGGCGTTTTTGGAAGGGCTCAGCGACAATGCGCTGTTGGCGCTGCCGTGGCTGTTTGAGTTCTGGGCATTGCCGCATCAGTTGCCGCCGGAAGGCGCATGGAAAACATGGGTCATCATGGGCGGGCGCGGTGCGGGGAAAACCCGCGCTGGGGCAGAATGGGTGCGCGCCGAGGTCGAAGGGGCGACCCCGATGGCACCGGGACGCGCGCGGCGGGTCGCGCTTGTTGGCGAGACGGTGGATCAGGTGCGTGAGGTGATGGTGATGGGAGAGAGCGGGATTTTGGCCTGCTCTCCGCCCGATCGGCGGCCGGAATGGCAGGCGACGCGGCGGCGGCTGGTCTGGCCCAATGGCGCGGTGGCGCAGGTGTTTTCGGCCCATGATCCGGCCAGTTTGCGCGGTCCGCAGTTTGATGCCGCTTGGGCCGATGAATTGGCAAAATGGCCCAAAGCGCAGGAGGCTTGGGATCAATTGCAGTTTGGCCTGCGGCTGGGCGACGCGCCTCGGCAGGTGGTGACGACGACGCCGCAGAATGTTGAGGTGTTGAAGGCGATCTTGAAGAACCCCTCGACCGTGACCACCCACGCACCGACGGAAGCGAACCGCGCCCATCTGGCGGCGAGTTTCCTAGAGGAAGTGCGCGCGCGCTATGGCGGCACGCGGCTGGGTCGGCAGGAGTTGGATGGGCTTTTGCTGGAGGATGTGGAGGGCAGCCTGTGGTCTGCGGCGCAGTTGGACGCGGCGCGGGTGGGGGCTGTGCCCGTCTTTAGCCGGATCGTGGTGGCGGTGGACCCGGCTGTGAGCCAAGGCGGTGGCGGCGATGAGTGCGGGATTGTGGTGGTGGGGGCGGTGACGGAGGGGCCGCCGCAAAACTGGCGGGCGGTGGTCTTGGAGGATGCCTCTGTGCGGATGTCCTCGCCCGAGACATGGGCACGGGCTGCCTTGGCGGCGATGGCGCGGCATAAGGCGGATCGGCTGGTGGTGGAGGTGAACCAAGGCGGGGATCTGGTGACCAGCGTGATCCGGGGGGTGGATGCGCTGGTGCCGATCAAGGCGGTGCATGCCAGCAAAGGTAAGGTGGCGCGGGCCGAGCCTGTGGCGGCCTTGTATGAGCAGGGGCGCGTGGCGCATCTGCACGGGCTTGCCGCGCTGGAAGAGCAGATGTGCCGCATGACGGTGCAGGGTTATCGGGGCAAGGGCAGCCCTGACCGGGTGGATGCGCTGGTTTGGGCGCTGACCGAGCTGATCGTGGACCCCTCGCAAGCTTTTGCCGCGCCGAGGCTGCGGACGCTCGGTTAACATCCCTTAAGGATTGCCGCCTTAGGGTGACGTCCAGATCACAAGACAGCGGCCCCTCAGCGGGGCTGGGAACGGCGGGCCTGTTGCGGGGCACGCGACAAAGGAGCTTTGCGAGATGGTGTTCGATTTCCTGAAGCGCGCGCCGGGGGCGGAGAAAGCGGCTGCGGTGGGTGTGACCGAAGCCAAAGACTCGGCTACTGCTGGGGGCTTTGTGAGCGAGGCAAAGGCCTCGGCCACTGCTGGGGGCTTTGTGAGCGAGGCAAAGGCCTCGGCCACTGCTGGGGGCTTCGTGACCGAGGCAAAAGCCTCGGCCACGGGGCGTGTGGTGGCCTTTGGCTCTTCAGGCCGGGTGGCGTGGAGCCCGCGCGATGCGGTGAGCTTGGCGCGGTCGGGGTTTCAGGGCAACCCGATTGGCTTTCGCGCGGTCAAGCTGATTGCCGAGGCGGCGGCGGCGCTTCCCTTGGTATTGCAGGATGCCGAGCGGCGGTATGAGACGCATCCGGTCTTGGACCTCATCCGCCGACCCAATGGTGTACAGGGGCGGGCAGAGCTGTTTGAGGCGGTTTATGGTCATCTGTTGCTGTCGGGCAATGCCTATATCGAGGCGGTGCCAGGGGTGGGCGCGCTGCCGGGGGAGTTGCATGTGCTGCGATCGGACCGGATGGCTTTGGTGCCGGGAGCGGACGGTTGGCCGGTGGCCTATGATTACACCGTGTCGGGGCGCACGCATCGCTTTGCCATGAGTGCCGAAGCGCAGCCGATTTGCCATATCAAGACCTTCCATCCGCAGGATGACCATTACGGGTTCAGCCCGATGCAGGCGGCGGCGGTGGCTTTGGATGTCCATACCAGCGCGAGCGCCTGGTCAAAGGCGTTGTTGGACAATGCCGCGCGGCCCTCCGGCGCCATTGTGTACAAAGGTGCAGATGGGCAAAGCCATTTGTCTGCCGACCAATATGACCGGCTGTTGAGTGAAATGGAGAGCCATCATCAGGGCGCGCGCAATGCGGGCCGACCAATGCTGTTGGAAGGCGGTTTGGACTGGAAACCAATGGGCTTTTCACCAAGCGACATGGAGTTTCAAAAGACCAAAGAGGCGGCGGCGCGCGAGATTGCCATCGCCTTCGGTGTGCCGCCGATGCTGATGGGGATTCCGGGGGATGCGACCTATGCCAATTACCAAGAGGCGAACCGCGCGTTTTACCGGCTGACCGTGCTGCCCTTGGTGCAGCGGGTGGCGGCGGGGGTGTCGCATTGGCTGTCGGGGTTCACCGGCGAGGCGGTGGAGCTGCGGCCTGATCTGGACCAGATCCCGGCCTTGGCAGTGGAGCGCGATCAGCAATGGGCGCGGGTGGGGGCGGCGGATTTCCTAACGCCAGCTGAAAAGCGGGCTTTGCTGGGTCTGCCGCGCCTGCCTGAGGCGGGAGTGGTGGAGGACGGTGCGGCGTGAGGAAGCCGGGCGAAAGTGGGTCGCGCTTTGTTTACGACAGTTTTGACGCTGCCGCGGCCCGGATCGAGGCGAATGAGCGCGTGGCTGAGGAGCGTTGGGCGGCGCTGGAATGGCGGTTGAGCCAGATTGATGCGGTGCTGGAGCGGTTGGAAAAGCGCATCTGGCTGGGGGTTTACGGGGTGGCCGCGTTTTTGCTGGCGCAGATGGCTGAGGCGTTGATCCAGGCGGCCATGAGGTAGAAGGGTGAGGTGTGAGATGACGATGGATGGTGCATTGGAGCGCAAGGACATGCAGGCGCCTGCTGGGACCGGGATGGGTCTGCGGCTGACCGAGGGTCACGGAATCGAAGGCTATGCGAGCCTCTTTGGCAAGCGCGATCAGGGTGGCGATGTGGTCGTGAAGGGTGCCTATGCGGCCAGTCTCAAGCGGCTTGCGGCGGCGGGTCGGGCGGTCAAGATGCTGTGGCAGCATGACCCAGCCCAGCCCATCGGCATTTGGGATGAGGTGCTTGAGGATGCCACGGGCCTGTGGGTCAAGGGGCGCTTGCTGTGCGATGTGGAGAAGGGCCGCGAGGCGGCGGCCCTGTTGGCGGCGGGCGCGATTGACGGGTTGTCGATTGGCTACCGCACCGTAAAGGCGGAACGCGATGGCAAGGGGCAGCGCCTTTTGCAGGAGTTGGAGCTTTGGGAGGTGTCTTTGGTGACCTTTCCGATGCTTCCCGAAGCGCGGGTGGCGGCCAAGGGCGATCTGCCTGAGGCCGAGATCTGGCGCAGTCTGGCGCAGGCTTTGACCGAAGCGGCAGAGGCCATGGCCGGGCGGCCCTAGGCCCGGTTTTTACGACCAAACCAAAGGATGAATGGAATGACCGAGATGAAGGCTCGGGCCGGGGAAGGTGTGCCTATGGCCACCCCGTCGGCCCAAACTCCGGGTGCGGAAGTGAAAACCGCTCTGGATGGATTTCTGAACGCCTTCAGGGGCTTTCAGAGTGAAGTGAAACAATCGTTGAAACATCAGGAAGAGCGTTTGACCATGCTGGATCGCAAACAGATGACTTTTGGCCGCCCTGCACTGGCCACAAGTGCCGAGGTGGAAGTGCCCCACAAGAAGGCCTTTGGCGCCTACTTGCGTTCGGGCGATGATGATGGCCTGCGGGGCCTTGTTCTGGAGGGCAAGGCCTTGTCGACCGCAGTGGCCGCCGATGGCGGCTATCTGGTAGACCCGCAAACCGCCGAGACCATTCGTTCGATGCTGGTGTCGACCTCTAGCTTGCGCGCTGCGGCCAATGTGGTTCAGGTGGACGCGACGTCGTTCGACGTGCTGATTGATCGGTCGGAAGTCGGTTCGGGCTGGGCAACCGAGGTTGCGCCCCAGGCGGAAACCGCGACCCCGTTGATTGATCGCATTTCGATCAAGCTGCATGAGCTGTCGGCCATGCCGAAGGCGAGCCAGCGGTTGCTGGATGACACCGCATTTGACGTCGAGGGCTGGCTGGCTGGCAAGATCGCCACGCGCTTTATCCGTGCCGAGGCGGCCGCTTTCATCAATGGTGACGGTTTGGACAAGCCGCGCGGGATTTTGCTGCCCCCGAAGGTGGCCAATGCGTCCTGGACCTGGGGGAATCTGGGTTACATCCCGACCGGCGCGGCGGCGGATTTTGCCACCACCAATGCCAGCGATTGCATCGTCAATCTGGTCTATGCGCTGGGGGCGGATTACCGCGCCAATGGCACCTTTCTCATGAATTCGAAAACCGCAGGTGCGGTGCGCAAGATGAAGGATGCCGATGGCCGCTTTATGTGGGGTGACAGCCTGCAGGCCGGGGAGCCCGCGCGTCTGATGGGCTATCCGGTGTTGATCTGCGAGGACATGCCGGATGTGGCGGCCAACAGCCACCCGATCGCCTTTGGCGACTTCACCGCCGGTTACACGATTGCCGAGCGTCCCGATCTGCGTATCCTGCGTGATCCCTTCTCGGCCAAGCCGAATGTGCTGTTCTACGCCAACAAGCGCGTGGGCGGCGATGTCACTGACTTTGCGGCGATCAAGCTGCTGCGTGTTGCGGTCTCGTAAGCCGGGGCTGCGGGTCCGGCCCCTTTGAGGGGCCGGATCTCTGGGCACGCGCGGGTTCGAAACGGGCCTTTGGGGCTGATGGCAAAGGATCTGAAGATGATGCTGACGGAAATGACAACGGTCCCCGTTGCGGCCCTGCCTGTGCAAGGGTTGAAAGACCATTTGCGGCTGGGG